AAATACAGAACCAGATGAACAATGGCTTACAGAAACAACAGAGAAGTTTTGTAAAGACCGTGCCGTTCACAATGCAGTATTAAGTGGTATTAAAATATTAGATGGCAAAGATAAGAAACAAACACCAGAGGCAATACCACATATCTTATCAGACGCATTAGCAGTATCATTTGACAAGTCAGTTGGTCACGATTATATAGAAGACGCTGAAGACCGATTTAAATGGTATCATACAAAAGAGAAAAGATATCAATTTGATTTAGATTACATGAATAGAATTACAAAAGGTGGTGTACCAAGTAAAACACTTAACATAGCACTTGCTGGTACTGGTGTTGGTAAATCTTTGTTCATGTGTCATCTTGCTTCAGCTTATTTACTACAAGGTTTAAATGTATTGTATATAACTTTAGAGATGGCAGAGGAAAGAATTGCAGAAAGAATTGACGCAAACTTATTAGATGTAACTATGGAAGACCTACATGATATGCCTCAACAATTATATGAAGGCAAGATTAGTAAGTTAAGAGAGAAGACTCAAGGTCAACTAGTTATCAAAGAATATCCAACGGCGTCTGCTCATAGCGGACATTTCAAGTCGTTGATGAACGAATTGGCTCTAAAGAAATCGTTTAGACCAGATGTTATCTTTATTGATTACCTGAACATATGTGCTTCAAGTAGATTTAAAGGTGGCAATATTTCATCATACTTTTATGTTAAAGCAATTGCTGAAGAGCTAAGAGGTTTGGCGGTAGAGTTTAATGTACCAATCTTTAGTGCAACACAAACTACTAGAACTGGTTTCGTGTCAACTGATATTGGTCTTGAAGATACCTCTGAATCTTTTGGTCTTCCAGCAACTGCCGACTTTATGTTTGCTTTAATATCAAACGAAGAGTTAGAGGCATTAGGTCAGATGAAAGTAAAACAATTAAAGAATAGATATAATGACCCTAGCGTCAATCGTGCATTTATTATTGGTGTTGATAGGTCTAAAATGAGATTATATGATGTACAGCAAAAGGCTGGCGAAATTGTTGACGCTAACCAAGTAGATGAAAAAGAGGACGCTTACAATAAGTTTAGTGATTTTAAATTATGATGAATAGAAGTTTAGAACATTATGCTATAAAGTTTGATAATTTTTTAGATAAACAAACATGTGAAGACGCAATTGAACAACAAAAAAATGCTAAGTTTCAACAACATATGTTTTATGATTCAAAAAACAATAGTTATAATACTAGGTCAGGTAATAAAGAATTAGATGTTACCTGGGATAAATTACCTGTTACAAATAATATTATGAAAAAATTATGGCAAGCTATAAAAGATTACCAAAATAAATTAAGCTTTCCATGGTTTGTAAAGTGGGACGGATATACACAAATCAGATTTAACAAATATTCAGAGAGTAGAGAAATGGCACTACATTGTGACCACATAAAATCAATATTTGAGGGTAAAAGAAAAGGTATTCCTACATTAAGTTGTTTAGGAACTTTAAATGATAATTACGAGGGTGGTGAATTTGTTATGTGGGATAATAAAGTAATACCTTTTAAAGCAGGCGATTTACTTATATTTCCTAGTAATTTCATGTATCCTCATAAAGTAAAAGCTGTAACGAAAGGCACTCGTTACTCTTATATTAGTTGGGTATGGTAAAAAAGAAAAAACAAAAAGTTAGATTTCACAAAGGCGATAGTAGGCCAGGACCAGGATTGAATAGAAAATTGAGATATAAAGTAGAAATGGCTAAAGAAGGAAAGAAGATTCTTTGGCATGTATTAGAAACACCAACTAACAATGTGGTGTGTAAATACTTCTTTGAAGAAGACGCAAATCATCTAGCAGACTTTCAAAATAAACACCGTGTCTGGCAAGAGAACGGTGGCATACCTAGATTTCTTTGGAATTATTAGTTGCCAAAAGCTCCTAAATAGTGTAAGGAGAGAACATGGCAAATTTAAGCATACCAGAAATAACTAAAAAAGGAAAAGAGTATCGCTCTGAACTTTTAGTTAATAAAGTCTATGAAAAAAAAGGTCAGATGAATAATTTTATGACCGATAAAGGACTATTTCATGCTGAAACCATAATCATTAATAATAAACCTCAAAAATATCAACCAAAATTATTTAATAAAATATTAGCTTTAGGTGGCACTAGAATACCATTATTTTTAGAAGGCAAATTATCTGGTAAAAGTGCAAAAATAAGAGTAAAAATAACAGAGGTTGAGAAAAGTGCAGAGTTTGGTGGTCAACCATCAGGTGGTAAAAAAGTAAACCTAGGTAATGTATTTGAAGAAGACTTCCACAATAGATTAGTAGAGTGCGTAACTGGTAGATGTTGTAAAGGAAAATTAGCCAAAGAAGCTAAAAAAGTAATTGAACAAACTAGTAAGGCAGCGAATTCACCTGTGATTAAAGTAAAACATGAAGGTGGTAAAAATACATCAAGACCAATTGTATTACAAGGCAATTTTCCTATTATTGAACCATCAATTCCTGAACAACACGGCGAAAAATTAACTGACATTACATTAACACATAAGAATGGTAAAAAATCTTATCTATCATTAAAATATGGTGACACTTTGACATTTATTAATTCAGGTGTGGCAAAAGAACATTTTTTAGAAAATGATATGAAAGACGGATTGGTAAGTAAGAAAAGTGGAAAACAAATACTAAAAGCATTTGGTGTTAACAATGCTAAATTTTGTAAAGTTTTTAATGATTATGGTGATGGTAAACAAGTTGACCCACATGAATTCAAAGTTAAGTTAGATAAAACTACATTAAAAAAATTATTAGAAACAGCTATAGGTGCAAATTATTGGATGGTTCATCTTGAAAAAAATGGTAGTCTTTATTTTTGGAATGTAACTAAATCTAAAAATAGTCAATATTCAAATGTTTCAGGCGACGCTATATTGTATTATGGCGGTAAACAAGGTAGAGGTAAAAGAATTGATTTAGAGTTTTCAAATGCATATTTTGATTTTACCATGAACATTAGAAATAAACAAAGTGGTTTATATCCTAGCCACATTATGTTAGATTACGAATCAAAAGCGGCAACTGGTAAAAAGAAATTATAGATACTTTGATTTTTATTTGTGTTCTTTTTCTACTTCATTTTCAATATAAGAGTTAGTAGCATACTCAACAGCAATCTCTTTAGCTTCTTCTAAATCATCAGCGTAATATTCGTCAGATGTTCTAAAGTCTTCTTCATCTTCTTCATCATTATAATAGACTACATATAAATCTTTATCAATGTGATAAAAATAGCCTACAAGTTTATCTTCAGGCGTCTTAATGTTATTTTCTTTATCTACTATCATATCTTCTATATTATAAATCATATTGTTTCCTTTCATGTTAATATGAGTATAATATACACTATCTGGAAATAAAATCTAGTGAAATCGGCAACAATATTTTTCACTTAATAAACCTTATAAATAATAGTATTGGATATATCATGGGGCTGCGACAAATTAGTGCTTGACAAATGGAATGTATTTTGGTATAATGGATAAAAATGAGAAGGAAAAATGTTTAGTTTTAAAGGGTTTTTTACAAGAGATAAAAACACACACCTAGAACACCTTGAAGACGATATTATAAATCGTGGTTCAGATGGTGGAGAAAATGCAATCAACTTTCTAAAAGCAGTTAGAAATATGCTAGCTGGTTCTGGAAAAGGTGCAAACATGACCGTCAAATGGGACGGTGCGCCAGCAATTATATGTGGTGTAAATCCAGAAAACGGCAAATTCTTTGTCGGTACTAAATCAGTATTCAATGTAACTCCTAAAATCAATTATACTACAAGAGATATTGCAAGAAACCATAGTGGTGTTGTTGCAGATAAATTAAAAGTATGTTTAGCAAATCTATCAAGACTAAACATAAAAGGTATTTTACAAGGTGATTTATTGTTTACAAAAGGTGACCTAAAAGCTATTAATATAGACGGCGAAAAAATGGTTTCGTTTACACCAAACACAATCACATATGCAGTACCATATAATAGTGGTATTGGTAATAAAATAATGAAAGCAAAAATGGGTATAGTATTTCATACTCAATACTCTGGAAAAACTATGAATAGTTTATCTGCTAGTTTTGGTACCGTTACAGGTTCATCAAACAGAAATGTATTTTTAGCTAGTGCAGGTTA